ATTTTTAGGGGGTATACACAATAAAAAGGCGCGCGCCACATTTAACCCCCCTATGTGAAAGCCCACCAAATTATTGCGTGTGTGCGTGGTAGACCTAATTCATATTGCTACACATACTATATGTTGTGCATACATTATGTAGTGATACGAGATATAGTGTACCTGCTTTGTTTAAATACTGGAGACATATAGTTAACTTAGTTCTTTTACCAAGCAACTCAATTAAATCTGTGAAGGATAATCAGTAACAAAAAGAAAAGACACTTGCGATTAAACAAGTGCCTTTTCTCTGCGTTGGTTGGTGTGCGTTACATAAGAATTAATAATCTAGTGTTGGTAGTACATCAATAATCTTGTTTCTTGTTTCTGTTACTTTCTCTTTAGCAAAACTACCTAACTCATAAGTGCTATCAAAACTTAAATCAAATAGATTATCTGCTACTTCTTGTAAAAGATTTACTGCCTTTTCTATATCTGTCATCTCTACCTTTCTAAATTGTTTCTAGTTCTATTAAGATTTTTCTAAAGTCATCTTGCTTTAAATTGTTCTCTAATAGTTCTAATAAAATCCTAATCTCTCTACCGATACCCATAACTTTATCTGCTACAGATGTATCAAGATTATTCTTAGTCGCTTTATCGTGCAAAAAACTTCTTACACGTTCTCTGTGTGCAAAAAACTCTGTTGTGCTACGTACTGTCATTTTCTAACCTACACTTTCTCTAGGACAATCTTTGTAAGGGAATTGTTCTTGTTCCTCGCATAAACAAAAATTAAATTCTTGTACTTGTGTTTCGTGTGTTAAGTTAGACATGTCTAACCAACTGTGTGATTTACTCATTACTTACGCACCTTTCCAGTTTTTCTAGCACCATTTAATCTGCCATTATCTGTAGGTCTTTTAAGACCACGATATTGACCACCTTTTTTGGACTTACTAGCCCTACGTTGTTGTCTGTTCATAACCAACCTTTCTAATTGATATAACTACAATAGCATACTCACAATATATGCAAACTATTGTTTACAAGTTTTTATATATTGATTGTATCGATAATGTGCTTATGTTCTCTTAATCTTTCTGGTATCACTCTTGAATAGTTACACCAGTTACAACAAACACCATTAGCAATAGGCATAGCATTATGCATATCGTCTATCTCTCTAATTGGTTTACTACAAATTACACATTTCATAACGTGCCTTTCTCTAGCTTGATTTAATTCTATGAGTAAAATTATTTTATGTAAAGTATTGTTTACTTATAATTAAGAGTGTGGTAATGTAGTGTAAGGAAAGGAAACAATGGAAGAATTACTACAACGAGTTGAGAAACTCGAAAGCAAAATGCGTATGTTGGCTACTGGTCAACGTGCAATCATAGAACACTTTAGCGAGAATGATAAAGAGTTCTTTATTCATATGTTGAGTTCATTTATGGCTAACAAAGAAATTAGAAATGACTTCACAGAATATGTAAACGAGAATGCAGATGATGACATAAAAATATTTATGACAGAGATGAACGAGATTGCATTAGACATAGACAAAGAAGTTGATGATGAATAAGTTAGAGTTGTACTTCTGGATATTACTTCCAGTTTATATTGTAGGTGCTTTAACGATTGCTAACTGGTTGGCTAGTCATGTCAATAGATTTGTTTACATCTACAAATGGAAAAAAAATAAGAAAAAAGACAACATATAATTACAAGTATGGTAAAGTACTTGTAGAAAGGAAATGATGAAAGGAATGTTTAAGGTTGGAAATCACGCAAGTGATGAAAGGCAGTATGAACAGAGCAACTTTCCAGTTCTGCCCACTAACTTTCATCTTTTCTTTCACGTAATCCCCTTATTACGTAAAGCTACTTATATAAGTAGCTTGAAAGGTATAGTAATGGTTGGTGGTTCATTACCACCTAGACACGAAACAACTACATGCAGACCACGTTAACTGTATCTTTCAAGCTATCTATAAAGGATAAGCGAGGGGAAATTTGAACTTACTAAACCTCGCCCAATACGATAAGTGTTTGGTATATCCAAGTTCTGTAGGTAGCTTGTAGCACATAGTAATTGTCGGCTAGCGAAAATATTATGACCTCTTTCTGTGTGTTACAAGCTATCTATGAATAGCAAGACTAGTCGAAGTCTATAACTCATATCGACTGCTTAGCAGAAGTGTGCTACACCTAAGTCATGTGTTTAAAGGAACTTACAACAAGTTAGTTAGTGAGTAGGAGTTCTTTTCAATGCCCTGTTTAGTTCAACCGAAAGCTAACTAACTTTCTTTTTGTACACATATATTTACATATGTGATACAATATATATTGACAGAAAGGATAATATGTCAAAAGGAATAGATGAGTTTGACAACTCTTGGTATGAAATTGATGACCAGTTTAATACTATTGCAACTAACAAACAAAACAGGTTTGTTTTTAGTAATGCATTTAGTAAAACAAACGTAAACAAAAATGCAGTTGTTACTTTTATGGGAGATAGTATGCTTGATTGCAAAGCGTACACAGGTACTAACAAAGGTACTGTTGATTATCTCATAGAACAAATACCTGCAAATTATAGAAACGATTACAAAAAACGTGTTAATGACATAAGCGTAGACGGATTTACAATTCCAGATTGTATTGATGTTGTTAACAATGTTTATGGTAAAGCAGTAGTTATTAGTGCAGGTGGTAACGACTTACTTGCAAAAATGAATTTACTAAACGTTAGTAATGACACAAATATAACTATGGGTATTATGAGAGCAGAGATTAACAAGCTAAGTAATGCATACGAAACTTTACTACACCAACTAAGTAAAAGTGATAGAAAGTTTTTATTGATTACACCTTACGAGGGTAACTTAGCTTACAATCCACAACGTTTTCATAATGTAGATGATATTGCATTATCTGTATTATCAATGTGGAACGACAGATTGTACAGGTTAGCTAACGAACACAACAATAGAAACAACAGAAAAGGACAAGAATATTACGTACTAGACACACGTACATTTATGACACCTAACTGTTTCTATAACGAGATTGAGCCAAATGATATTGGTGCAAAACGTATAGCAAAAAATATCAACAAGTGGTTGTACAACAATCAAGTATGGTAATGTGCGACCACTTAGAATACGTTATAGAAAATGGTAACAAGTGGTGTGCTGATTGTGGCACAGCACTTGGTAAACCATTTGAATTAGAAAAGGAATAACAATGGAAAAAGAATACATAATGGTTACGTTTACAGTATGGGTAAGCGAGTATGAACACGACCTAAGCTATTACTATCCTAGAGATTATGTCAATAGCAAATTAGATGTTGACCTTATCAACGAATTTTTTGGTAGAGAGTTAACACAAGCTGATAGTGATATGGAGAGAGAGGATAGATACTGGGATAGCGATAGAGTATTAGCAGTATCAAACAAAGTTCCATTCAAAGCTACCGATAAACAATTAGATTGGTTAAATAAAATCGGTGTTTATGGAGATAAAGAAAGGGAAAAGGTATCGTAATGGCAGATGAATTTATAGAATATAAAGTTGAAGTTCGTTTTATGGCAAAAGATTTAGATGATGCAGAAAACTTTATTCATTCAATGAGTGGTAGCGATTGGATAGAACACTTAGAAACTACATCTGGACTTGATGTTGAGGAAACTAGAAAGAGAAAGGGAAGTTTATACAATGGCAGATAGATACTTTAGAGAACAACCAGTTCCACAAACACTTAATCAAAGAGATACAGTTGAGTGGGTATTGGTGACTGCAAGACAAAGTGATGAGCCATTAGTATCATCTAGCACATTTGTATATGACTTCGGTATTCCTAGAATATCGGCACACATATTTAATATGCGAGAGGACTTATGGGAAATCGAAACAATAAAGAAAGGTAGAAAGCATTACTATAAGTTATTGCAAACACCTAGAGAAATATTGGAACAAGCAAAAACAGAAAGGTTATTTACATGAGTAATACAATTAGACACGATATACCAGTAAGAGAATATGGTATAAGAGTGTTTATTAAAACACCAAATCCTATTGACTTAACTGTTGTATGTGATGAAACACAATTCAATGCAAAAGTAAAAGAGTATCAACAAGACATTATTGATGATGTTGTTGAGCAAGTTAAGAAACAACTAGATGACATAGAGATTGGTAGTGGTATAGCAGTTATTGATAAGCAAGATGTTGATTGGGATATAAAACAATGACAACAATGACAGACAGCTTGTGTTTCTGCTGTAATAAAATACCTAAAGATGACTTTTATATTATGGATAGTGTATTAGTTTGTTGTGATTATTGTTATGACAAATGTTTACCAAAGAAAATGAGAAAGGAAACTGATGAGTGAAAAGCCAACGATAAGTGATACCGATTATGGTTTCAATGGATTGCTTAGAATATTTAATGAGCAAGAGATTGATATAACAGAGTGGGTATTTGAAAGACTAGACAAAGAACGTGGTGGAATATCTTTTAATCTACCTATGTGTAATGGAGAAATCTATTTAACGTGGGGAGATTTATACAGAGCAGACATACAGTTTGTAAGGTCGCAGAATAAGTATGATGAAGTATTACAGTTAGGACAACTGTATGAAATTATTAAAGAACTAGAGAAAACAAGACTTGAATTTAAGAAATCGTTAAGTGAAATGCTAAAAAATGCATTTAAAAGTGAGGAAGAATAATGAATAGAGCGAAACGTAGAGCTATGAAATCAAAAAAGAAACAAGGTGTACGTGTATCAAGTAATATAACAAGTGGCAGACCTAAGTTTATATCTTGGCAAGCATTAGAAAATCGTACTGCAATAAATAATAAAGTTGAAGAGGAGGAATAATGGATACTAAATGGAATAAGATTGTAAAAGGTTTGTTAGATGAGGAAGATTACCTAGAAAAACAAACGAAAGCGTTTAGAAAGACCAGACTTACAGTAATAAAACAAATGCAAGAGGAACTTTCTATACAAGAGATAGCAAAACTTTTTAAGATATCAAGACAAAGAGTGTATAAAATAATAGAGAAAGGACAATAATGCCTAATTTTAATTTAGATAATTACGAAACAGTAGAGCAAAGATTAAAAGTATTTTGGAAAGATAATCCAAATGGTTGTATTACAACAGATGTAGTACACATAACAGATGATGGTAGTTGTGTAACTATAAAAGCATACATACAAGATAACAATGGAAATCTAGTAGCTACTGGTATTGCACAAGAAACTAAAGGACAAGGTGGTTTCGCAAATAAAGATGCATGGGTAGAGAACTGCGAAACATCTGCTATTGGTAGAGCATTAGCTAACTGGAGATATCAGGGTAGCAACAAAGCAAGACCTAGCCGAGAAGAAATGTCTAAGGTAGGTAATCAAGATAACGTTGAAGTTACTAAGGTAAGAACACCTAGAACAACTAAAGCACAACAAGAACAGATGAATAAAGTTGTTGATGAAATGGTAGGCGAGCCAAAGACAAAGACAGTAGCTAGTCAACTTAAAGCTATTATGCAAACAATGGTAGATGATAATAAAAAACTTGTTGAATACCAACGTGAAGCATACGTTAAATGTGTAAGCGAACACAACGCACCAGAAGAAGTTGAAAGTTGGAAGAAAGAACACATGGATATATTCCTTAGTGAGTTTGAAAAACAAATACCTAATGGAAGTATCGAAAACGTAAGTGAAGTTTTTGATACAGAGGAAATAACTGAAGGAGGTGATGACATGGGAGATGAATGGAAGAGCAATCCTGCAACAGAAAACCAACTTAAATGGTGTAAAGATATTGTTGCAAAAGCTACAGATAAAAACATTGAAGGACTATCCGAACTAAAAGAGTTGTGGAATGGTGGAGATATCAATGGACAAACTGCTAGTGATATCATATCTAACTGGAACGATAAGGTTAAGTAATGAGTGAACTAGAGCCAATCAATTACAACGTGCAAAAGTTGGTTGAAAGATTACAGAAACGTTTTCCTGATTATGACTTCAACCAACCTGTACAAATAGATAGAAGATGTAAGAAAAGCTATACAGGTCAATGCCCAGTTGTAAAACATTCTAGTTACGCAACTGATATGCAGGGTAATGACTTCTGTATAAAGCAAATCAAAGTAGCACTTGCAGATAATCCTTATGCACATAATGTGATTACCTGTAATGCAATACTAAGAACTAAGCAAGAGAAAGAACTTGCAGAGAGAGGAAACTTTTAATGGCAAATATATTTGATGAGCCAAAGATGTTAAAAGCGTGGGCAATTAAGTTAGCTAATGCTTGTGGTGGACAAAAAGTAGAGAAAACTATGTTTCTTACAAAGAAAAATCCACAACGCATAGGAGAGTTGTTAGATGAATTTGTTAATGACCACAACTATAACACCAATAAGATAGCTAAAGAACTTGAACAGATAAAAAAACAAGAGGAAGAATAATGTCATTTGAAAGTGGAGATGTAATAACATATTGTTACGATTGCTTGACTTACAAATGTTGTTCAGTACAGAAAAACGATAAATCACAATGTTGTAGTAAGCTAACGTGTGATGAATATAGGGAAATAAAATGAGTAGTCCAGATGCAAAAGATTATCCTGTTTGTGTAAGGTGTAATCAAGTACCAGAGATACCATTAGATACAAAGGACACCTGTTATGACTGCAACAGAGGAAACATATAGACCACTACCTGATAGCTTGACTATTATGCCTAGCAAGATAGAGGGTTTAGGGTTGTTCGCATTAAAAAAAATAGAAAAAGACAAAGCGTTAGGTGTAACACACTATTATAAAGAAAGTGAGCCAAACAATTATATTAGAACACCACTCGGTGGGTTCATTAATCATAGTGATACACCTAATTGTGCATTATATACTATTGGAAGTAAGAAGTATTTAATACCTGAAAAAGATATAGAACCATTAGAAGAACTTACAGTCAAGTACACAATGTACAACGTTTAAAGAAGTTCTAAATTAGCCCAACCTTTATTGTTAACTGTGAAAGTGAGAACTGCAGGGTGAGACCATAGTCCAGACCTTTCAGTAAAATCAATAGACTTATCTAAACTTGGAGATTGAAACCAAGCACGATTACCTTGATACTTAGTACGCAAATGGTGATAATGTCCTGTTACTAATATCTCTGCCTGTCCACTAGGTAGGTGTCCATACATCTGTCCTTTCCACCAATTCTCTATTTTAGCTTCTGGATTAGAGCCACCACCTGTCATATGACCATGTGTCCAAGCACAAGTCTTACCTTTAATTTTCATAACTTGATGAAATCCATCTGGTATCTCAACTGATACCTTTCCATATCGTTCTGGATTAGCATTCATAATCTCTTGACATATCTGCAAATGCATTGTATCGCTGTTATCTAATCTGTTTGTATAAATTTGACCTTTACTGGACCTAGACATCTCACCATGATTACCTGGAACACCTGCAAGAACAAGTTTATCTGCTAAAGGTAAGAAGGTTTCAACAGTTTTCATAATCATAGACCTAGCTAGTGCATATTGTTCAATGAGAGAGAGCGAAACGTTGAAGGGTTGACTGTCGTAGAAAGCTGCTGTACAGTTTTCTGTAAGGTCACCAAGTCCTATCATATAAATCTCATCTATCTCTACGCCTATTTTACGCAAATCTTTTATACGATTAACTGCATCTTGTAAAGCAACATCATATCGTTTGATTGTATTCTCAACACCAAAATCACGCTTACCTAATTGCCAATCTGCCATAAAGAATAAAAATGCTGTATCTCCACCTAATGTTTTTTGTTTTAAAGGTGGTTTTTTCTTAGCTTGTTTAAATAATTCTTGAAAATACTTGTCGTGTCCTGGATTTTTCTTTCGTACAACGCCTTTAAATGCATAAAACGTTTCAGTTTTACCACCTTTTAGCTGAACATTCCACGAAGATGCACGTACAGAGCCTTCAATGTAATATAATTCAGGGTCAAACCCCCATTCTCTTAGTATAGAATCGAACTTATTTCTGTAATCAGGGTCTATACCAACGTGAGTTATCTCACCTAGCCCTGTTTGCTCGTTGACTTCTAGTCCTGGTTGCCAACCTGATTTATAAAAGTTATTACCCCATTCATCAGGTATAAGTTTTTTCTTTGTGATACTTTTCTCCTGTCAACGTAAGTCTACAGGATTGTTAGTAATATTTAATTATTTAGAAACTTTTTTTGGTTGTGGACTTATCTTATTTTTAGCAAAAGATTTCAATACTGACAATACAGCAGCACCACCAGACAAAGCAGCAACTTCAAGTGTGCTTATATCTACGCCAAGTGCAGGTGTAATGACAAGTGTTGAAGCAAATGTTTCTACGAATGTCCAGAGACATCTCTCTAATAAGTCTTTATATTCTTCACTCATTGTATTAATTTTCCTAACTTTAACTTGTTTTCTATATTTTCTAGTTTAGCAATAATTATATCAAGTTTCTTTTGAAACGATTGTGGTTGTATCATATCAGGTGGACTTTCATTACTGATTGTGCTAACCACTAATCCTTCTACAATGTGTTGTCTCCAAGCATCACCAGGACAACTTGTTTGCTTAAACGAGGAGTGAGGTCTTAGTTCTCCACCGACTTGTTCGTAGAGCCACTTAATAGATTTAACAGCTTTATCTGAAGGTTTGTCGGTAGGTTTGCTACCACCAAGCCAACACACAGCAACATAATGCTTGTTATTGTAGTTAATTTCTTGCCTACTGTTACCACCTTGTGCTGCACTTCTGTTTCCAAAACCTCTGCCTTCATAAATTTGTCCTGTATCTCCTACTAAAAAGTTATATGCTACATCATTCCAACCTCTATCTTCTTGATGTAGTCTTTGTATCTTCTTACATTGGTCCATCTCTGCTTGATTACCTATTGCTATAGGATAAGCAGACCAATGTATTACTAAACCTTTGACTTCTCCTAGCTTACTAAACTTAGTCTTATTAGGTTTAGCACCCCAACTATCTCTAGTTATAATATTCATACAGTTATTTTATCATTTAAGATGTGTTCTTTCTATATTTTTACCTTGTTGTAATATCATTTTTGCTAATGAGTTGTAGCAGATATCATACATAGCTGTAGTTTTGTGTCCACCTTCTATCATTTCAAATTCTATCTGTA